CAGAAGTTTCACTAAACAGACCATTTAACAGTATATATAACAGTATAAGTGATGTCAGTAGACAATGTTGTTCTTTGTTTTTAAGAATTGCTGAAAGTTATGGAACACCTAGACAGGTCAACGACAGAGATTATCAGGTCATGGAATCTTGGGTCAAGGATGGGCTGACAGTGGAGATTTGGGGCGATATCCTCAAAGGCCATGCGAAATGGTGCCATGATAACCGCCGGGATTACCCGCGAGGGCTGGCTTGGTTCACAGTTCCGGTGCAAAAGAAGCTGGGAAGCGCACCAAAACGCGGTAAGAATACAATCGGAGCGGTAGTAAAAAAGCTAAGACCTTGATAATAAACGATAAGTCATTTAACATAATACGTATTATGCGCTGTAATCGATTTAGGTGCAGTAATTTCAGGCACGGCCAGCGCATCGCAAGCATTTTCGCAGCACGGCCAGCGCACGTTTGCGCACGACCGACCCCCTTGCCCCCCACCCCCGCCGCTATAGCTGCATACCCTCACAAAAATATTTTCTGGTTTTTTTCTGGATTGTGTGCCATACCTATTTTTATCAATTAGGAAGGATTGAGTTATGAAGAAGATGTATCGAGTTGTTCAGGGACAGAAGCGGCGGAATGATCCTGAGAAGAAGGATTGGGTCAGGTTGGGTATTGCGTTTAGTGACAGTGGTGGAACGAGGGTAAAGTTGAATGCTTTGCCATTGCCTGATGAGAATGGTGAGATTTGGTTAAACTTGTTTGAGGATGAGCCTAAATCTGGTGGTCAACAGATGCAAAGGTCTTCTCAGACAGAAGATGCTATACCGTTCTGATGGCGAGAACGCGTCAGACTCCGATTGGTAGATTTGGCGGGGTACGTTTAGCACAGCGGCGTATTCGGACCAGTGAGACGTTGGAGAATAACAAGGAAGCGGTTGCCCAAGAGTTAATTGCTCTTGGGACCACTTCGATAACAGAGATTATAAATCTTGATGGTTCTATGCGTCCGTTGGATGAGATACCTGATTATGCTTTGAGGGCGATAAAGAAGATTGTTCCGATGCCAGATGGTCGTGTATCGATTGAGCTGCATGACAAGGTAAGTGTTTTGCGTATCTTGGCGAAGGCTGCGGGTTTCTTAGATAATCCTGAGAAAGAGAACGATAAGCCATCGATTGTTGGGATTAATATGCGTGGACCGGCGGCAACGACAGAGTATGCTGAGGTGGTGGATGATGAAAAATGAGCGCGATACCCAGCCTTGATTTAAACTTTGAGAACAGTCCGACTGTTTGGAAGTTTCTGCATGACGATAGCTTTGTTCGGGGATTGATGGGTCCGGTTGGATCTGGGAAGTCTTACGGGTGTGCGGCTGAGATTATGTTACGGGCGGTACGTCAAAGGCCGAGTCCCAGAGATGGGATCAGATATTCTCGGTTTGTGATTGTTAGAAATACTTATCCTGAATTGAGAACAACGACGATTAAGACTTGGCAAGAGTTGTTTCCAGAGGATGTTTGGGGTGGTATGCGCTGGCAACCGCCTATTTCGCACCATATTCGGATTCCGACGAGAGAGGATATTCCGGGCATTGATTGCGAAGTGATCTTCATGGCTCTTTCTTCTCCGCAAGATGTACGGAAGCTATTGTCATTGGAGCTTACGGGTGCTTGGGTCAATGAGGCAAGGGAGCTGCCAAAGGCTGTTATTGATGGCTTGACACACAGGGTCGGGAGATATCCTACAAAAGCAGATGGTTCTCCGACGTGGTACGGTATTTGGATGGACACCAACCCGCCTGACAATGACCATTGGTGGCATGAGCTGGCAGAGAAAAACCCGATTGGTGGTGCATATCCGTGGACGTTCTTCAGACAACCCGGCGGTGTTTTGGCAGTGGATGGGAAAGATGTTCCTGAGAATCCAGAGGCGCAGGGCCATGTGTTTTCTGGGGGCAAGTGGTGGAAAACCAACGAGGATGCGGAGAATAGAAACAATCTGCCGCCCGGATATTATCAACAGCTTCTCGGCGGAAAGAATGCGGATTGGATCAGGTGCTACGCGCAGGGAATGTATACGTTTGTGCAAGAGGGGCGTCCGGTCTGGCCAGAGTATGACGATGAATTGATGAGCGGGGATGTTGAGGTTGATCCGTATTATCCAATGCAGATCGGCGTTGACTTTGGATTAACACCGGCAGCGATCTTTGGGCAGAGAACGCAAGCAGGGGCGTGGCGGATCTGCGATGAGCTTGTGACGTTTGACATGGGCCTTGAGCGGTTTGGTCAAGAAATGATGGCACTGATTGCTCAGAAATATTCTAAGCATGATATTCTGATCTGGGGCGATCCAGCGGGGAATAAACGGGATGAGATTTACGAGGTTACAGCCTTTGACCATCTCAGATCACTTGGTTTCAAAGCACAACCAACAGAAAGCAATGCGTTTCAAGTCAGACGAGAGGCTGGGGCAAGTCCTATGGGGCGGCTAATAAATGGCAAGCCTGGGCTGATGGTGGACAAGAAATGCCTGAGATTGCGCAAATCTCTAAGCGGTGGGTACTTTTTCAAGCGTCAAAGCATGGGCGCTGGGCAAGATCGATTTAAAGATACGCCGGTGAAAAACGATCATTCACACTGCGGGGATGCGTTTGGGTATCTTATGCTGGGTGGTGGTGAACAACGCCGGTTGCGCAGGGGAAGCTATGGTAATTCCTTCGCAGCACAAAGCTATTCTGCGGAAACGGAATTTAACGTGTTCTGATGGGACTGATCCAGTTACCAACCTTTCAAATGCGAACCGATGAGCAAATCGTTCCGCTCACACTCAGCCATGTTTATAATATTAAGCTGGGGCCGCACGAAGAGGAATACGCCAGACATATACCGCACTACAGAGATTATGTTTGGGATTATTCTGTGCTAGGCTGGTCATGGACCGCTATCGGGCGCGGCAAGGTCGTTGCTATCTTCGGAGTAAGGGATATATGGCCCGGTTTGGTCGAAGCTTGGTTTATTCCGGGCGAGGGCTTGGATCGTCACGCAAGGTCAACTTTGATCGGTGCAAGGGCGCTTTTGCGTGAAGTGATGTCTGATACAGATATCAGACGTATGCAAATCTTCGTAAAAGTGGACAATACCCGCGCATTAAGGTTTGCTAAGGCACTACATTTTGAGGTAGAGTGCATATTAAGAAAGTTTGGCCCAGAGGGGGCTGACTATTATGCGATGGCGAGGTTTGAGTAATGTCTGGATTATTCGGGGGTGGACGCAGAAGGGGGCCAAGTGCCGAAGAAGTAGCTGCTCAACAGAAAGCAACGGAGGCGCAAGAACGGGCTGAAGAACGCGCCACATCTCAAGAGCGCAAAGAAATGCAAGATGTTCAAGCAAGAAGAAGATTACTTCGTCGCGGTGGTTTTAGGTTATTGTTTTCTCCGACACGACAAGAAGGCCCAGGATCCCCAATGACTAGAAAGTTAGGCGGGGGATCTTGATATGCCGAAGGGCGGGACTCAGCCATTAAAGGCACAAGCAAAAAAAGAAACGCTTGGATCTGATATTCGCATGGGTCTTGGCCTTGAACCAAAGTCACCAAGCTTTCGGGCGCGTTCTGCAATAACTCGAAAAAAACACGAAGAAATGCTAGAGCGATCAAGAAGAAACGAAAAGAAGCGCGAGAAGCGGAGAAGTAAACGCCCATCTGCGCAAATGCTTTTCGAGCAAGAAAAAGCCGCAAAACTGTCAGAAGAACGGGCCGAAGGACAAAAGAAGCGTAAGGCGTTTGAAAAGGCTCAAGGCGAAAGATACGCTCGTCGTCGCCGGTTGCTAATGAATATCTGATAGGAAGCAGTATGACAAAAATCAAAGAAGATTCTCGCGTTTACCAAAAAGCTGATCCCCAGCCAAAACGCGCAAGAAATGAAAAGGGGCAGTTGATGTCAGATGATCCATCTACCCCAGACGTGAATGAAGCTTGGGAAGGCGGGAAGGCTCCAAAGAAAAAAGCTGCCCCAAAGAAAAAGGCAACAAGTAGTGGTAAAAAAAGCGTATCAAAATCCTAAAGGCGGATTGAACGCTGCCGGTCGCGCTTACTTCAAGCGCAAAGAGGGATCTAATTTAAAAGCCCCCGTTAAATCCGGCGACAATCCCCGCAGAGCGTCCTTCCTGGCTCGAATGGCGGGGAACCCCGGGCCGGATCGTGACAGCAAGGGCCGACCGACACGGAAATTGTTGGCGCTCCGCGCCTGGGGCGCTTCATCTACAGCGGATGCCAAGCGTAAAGCTGCCGCTATAAGCAAGAGGAACAAGGCAAATGCCTAAGCTATCAACGAGAGAAGTCATTGCGCGAGAGGCAAAAGCACAAGCTCGCAAAGATGAATGGCGTACAATCTACGAAGATTGCTATGAATTTGCCCTGCCGCAACGAAACTTATACAACGGCTATTACGAAGGCAAAACGCCCGGCAAAGGCAAGATGCAGCGTGTATTTGATTCCACGGCTATGTCCTCAACCAAGCGTTTCGCCAACAGACTTCAATCCGGGTTGTTCCCCCCTAATCGGCATTGGTGCCGTTTAGAACCCGGCTCGGCTGTACCTGAGCAAGATCAGCCAAGAGCGCAGCAAATACTTGATGCCTACGTTGATATTATGTTCGATCAGCTACGTCAGACAAGTTTTGATCTGGCTATGGGAGAGTTTTTGCTGGATCTTTGCGTGGGTACGGCGGTTATGATGGTAACTCCGGGCGATGAAGTTACCCCCATCCGCTTTCTTGCGATACCACAATACCTAGTGGCCATTGAGGAGGGCGCATAT